CTAATATTATTTGGTTGTCGCTTCCACCGCTACCTTCAGAGTAAATGCGAAGTTGGTTAGCACCGCCTAAATGAACTTGACCGCTAAAAGTAGCAGTACCATCAGATGCAATTCTCATTGCTTCAGCTAATGTTTCATTATTTACAGAAGTTTTAAGCAATAAAGATGTGCTGGAATCATTGTCTGTTGCACTTTCTTTAATTGCTTCAATAGATGCACCAACCTTAGAAGACTCACCCTGATATGGTATGTCAAGCCTTAATCCAATTCCATCACTTATCGCTAAGTTTGCGTCTTCTGCTTCAACTCCCTTTATAATTAAACCAAAAACAGTTCCAGCACTCCCAGCTACAGTATTACTTATTGACATATCACCAGTTACTACTTCTGAAAATGCGTAACTTCCACCACCACTTACAGTTAAATCACCTGAAATGGTAACATCGCCAGATATTGTACCGCCAGCAAGAGATACATTTAATCTACTGTTGGTTGCGTCTAAAGCTGCGTTTAAAGCTTCTTGTGTTGTGTGCGAGAACGCATTAACTGCGTCACCTGAAGAATCAAGAAGAACTTTATTTAGAACTTCTTTTGAAGTAAATTTATTAATGTCAGCCATAACTTATCCTATATTCCACCACCACCGCTTAAAAGCATATATATTGGTTAAACTAAATTTGGTACTTTTACTACCCTACTTCCACCAGTCTTGTCCTTCTTACGGACTCCGTATCTCTGGATAGCNTCTTTAAAATTTCTTTCGTGCTTACTTGCCATATTCATAGAAACTTGCATTACTCCAGCATCGGGAGATGAACCAGCTCTATCCATATATAAACACTTTTTAACATAATCAACAACTGCTAATTCTAATGCGTTGTCTATATCTAGGTTACTAGTAATAGAGGTTACGCTATTTGGTTCAGCGTAATAATGTAATAGCAATCCTCGTGTTACCGCTTCAGATATTGCTTTCCATTGTTTTCTAGATGAAGTTCTTCCATTTCCCGAAGAGTCTACTCTAGTTATTAATGCTAATGTATCGCCCTCTATGAAATACATAGCTTGATTTTCTGGGTATTTTATATTACTTGCCATAATTAATCCGGTGCGTTTAAGTTATCTTCACTTGTTATATCGCCTAATAATAAATTCTTATCAATTAACCTAGGTATCTGTATATAGTCACCTTCGTTGTCCATAAGATAGACTCTTAATACTTGATTTACCTCAAGCTTATTACCAGCAGAATCTTCACTAACATCAGATAAACTATAATACATTTTATCAGCAACAGTTGTTATCATTCCATGAACTACTTTTACTTTGTATGTTCCTATTTCTACTAAAGCATCATTTATTAAATTTAATATATAATTTTCTGGAGCTCCCGGAAATACCAGCCGAACTCTACTTACTAATTCTTTTACACTTATTGAATGTACTGCCATATTAACTTATTAGCTGTGCTAACCCCTTATCATAATCTACTTGTAGTTTAGCTTGTTGTTTTTCATACCATCCATATTTTATACTATCTTCATTTAACCTTGCTTGGATTTCACTAGTGTACCCTTGAGCCTCAGACAAAGCAATATTTGCTTCCTTAGCCCTCATATCTCCAATAGCTACCCATTCAGATAAGTGAGCTTGAGCTCTATTCATTTCAGTTTGGGCTACGCTTAATGAACTTCCTACAAGCTCTATGTCTTCATCTGCTAATGCTCCAAAAGCATCTGTAGTAGAAGAAGGTTGATTTCCATTTATAAGACTCTCTGCACTATCAATTGCAGCTTTTACTCTTGTAAGTTGTGAGCTTGCTGTTAAGAATGTGTCCTCGTCCCCAAATACTGATTCAGTATCAGCCGACTCAAATTTATCTGTAGCTGCAGTAGCTTGATTAAGTGCTGATATTACTGCTACAAAAGCAGTATTTATAGTTGTACTAGCATCTGACTTATCACTTAAAACATTTTGTAAAGACTTTATAGACGCATATAAAACAACTAGGTATTCAGCCTCATCTGGAAAAACTGCAATTGCGCTATCTCCAAAAGCCACTACTGGGTATTGTACCTCTGAATAAACAGAAGCACCGCTACTTGGGGCTATATCTATTGTATTGTTTTTAATATAATATATTGGGTCTGTTGTTGAAGCTGCGGTCATATCGCCTGAATCTAAAGCTCTTCCAACCATAGCAGATGGTATAAGCCTACATGGTTGAGCAATAGTCCCATCACTTCTAGTAGCGTATAAAACTTTTCCTGTATTTAATGTTTGTGGAGTTCCAGATGTAAAAGTTTGCTCACTTGAGCATAGTGCCAGTAAATGGTCTGGTAAATTATTGATTACTTCCTTTGCGCCATCAGTAAGAAATTGAGTTAATTCAGTTTGAGTAGGAGCAGTTCCCCCAGCTATTGCCAAACTTGTTAAGCCCTCTACCTGCGCTTCAAACGTAGCCATTAATTAATTCCCGCTTTCTTTATTCTTTCTTTCCAAACTTTATCCTGTCTCTCTTTTTTACCTTTTGAAACTGTTTTTATATGGTCATCCATACTAACTGTTGAAAATTCCATATCACTTCTCTTGCCAATTTCACTCATCATAAATAAATTAGTTGTGTACAAAGCTTCTGATGCCCTATTACCACACTCTCTACAATAGAACCATCTTTCTGGATTTGGTTTTTCACAATGTATACAGTTCATAATTCTCCTTTTAGATTTGGGGGCTACCCTTTATACGATAACCCCCACAGTTCTAATTACTGTATTTTTTTCTATGCAATAGTAGTTGCGTTAGCAGAGAAATCAGAATCACTTAGGTCTTTGACATAAGCTTGGATTATCCATTGCGTTCCATCAGAGATAAGTTCAACCCTATCTCCGGGAGTAGCAGCTGCAGTAAACACAAAGAAATCATCACCAGTAACTGCAAAGTTACCAGCTGTACCATCTACTTCATGTACTTGTCCAATATTATCCCCTTGACCTAAAGCAATATTAACAACATTGTTCATAGAACCATCAGTTGCTGCAATTCCTTCAGTTAACACAACAGTACAATTCCATCCTATCAACCCAACGGAGGGTAAAGTTAGGGTGGTCTCTGCAGCAGGATTAACTACAAAGAGTTTTCCTGAATCATCTGCATCTAGGGTTTTATCAGCTGTTACAGCTTCTACATCCCATTTTTTATACTGCTTTCCATAGCTTCCACTATTTTGTTCTAATACATTTGCTCTAGCCATGATTAAACTCCTTCTAAGTTTAGTAGATAATGACTTTCAGGAAGACTAACTTCTAAGCCAGCCTCCGTTACAATCATATCTTTACGAAGGTCTTCATCGGCTGACTGAACATTAGTCTGTACTTGAGTGTCACGATTAACACCATTACCAACTAATGGACGATAAGCAACATGGTCTAAATCAACCATAGCTAAGAAACCTGAGGAAATACCTCTAAACAAAGGTTCTTTAACTAGATTTAAAGTTCCATGAATAGTCTCAAGAACCATTATTCTATGACCATAGGAACCTTCCTTTTCAGCCATGTTATACCTGAGTGCGGATTGATTAGTTGTTGTAGCTGCACCACTTAAAGCCTCCCTGACTATTATAAGCCATTGACCCATGTAAGAAAGAGTCTTTACCAAGCTTATTAAAAAATGAGATTACTGGTAAACTAGCTAGTGCCAACTTAGAATCCCCACCACCACGAGCTGGGTCATATACGACTTCAAAATCAGATAGAAGTCTGTCGTATGTTAGTTGAGCTTCTGTTGAGCTTCTATAATAAGGGGCTCCAGACGTGTAAGATAAAACTGAGTCATCTATGTTTGCTGTGCCATTTTTAATAATATGCCCGCAAATACCTTCAGTATATTGAATACCACCTTGGGTTGCACGCTGACCAAAAAGCATAGCACGTTCAATGTCAATTTTATGCTCACGAAGTTTCATATTCCAAATTCTTTGGAATTCATCTGCGTAACCACGATATCGAGTTGCTCGAGCAGTATTAGACATTTCACAAGCTGTTTTGAAGATTTGGGTAAAACCAAAATCATCANTAAGCNCTTCAGAGAAAACATCTGGTGCTCCAGAGCCTTCTGCAAATGAAGTACCAATTACTTGACATTTTGTTGTGTCCGCTCCTGTTTCAGCTCCATCTATTGCTGAAATAGTTTTACCAACAAAGCTAGTATCTGTACCATTATCTACAGGTGCTGATTCTATCCTCACGATAATTGTTTCAGGGGCGGAAGATTCTGTGTATCCCACAGCAAAAACCATTCCCTTAATTAGCCAATCTACTGAAGTTTCACTTGCAGCAGACTCTTCGACTGTGTATGTTAATGAAGAACCTTCTGCGGGAATCGAATGAGAGCCATCAAGTACGAAACTTCTGTCTGTCATTGAAACTTTTGTTCTGTCTTCTAAAAATCGGAATTGAGGGTCGTCTGTAGGGACTTTAGCTACTTTTGAAAGATACACAAAGAATGGAGATTCTTGTGGAGCTAAGTCGGCTACTCTGTCACTGAAGTTAAACAGTCTCCGGGTATGATAACCAGTATTTGATGTACCCGGAGTCGCAACGTTTACAATTCCACTATTGTAAGCCATTTAGGACTCCTTAGAGTTTTATATTTTTGAATTACGAGAGGCTCCCATAACTCCAGACCAGACATCTTCTAATTCGCTTGGTTTTTCTGGTACTGCACCTTGAACGACACCAGCCGTAGTTGCAATTCCCTTTGACCTTTGAACAGCTTCTAAGTTTGGAGAAACTTTTTCTTCTCCGCCTTTATACTTTCTATACACATCTACTAACATATCCATAGGAAGTTCATCCCTAGGGTTTGTTGCAAACTGTATAAAGTCATCAGCCATTACTGGGTCATCAAAACCATACTTATTAGTTAAATCTTGCTTTAAGTTATTGATAGCCATCTGCTGTTGTAAACCGCTGAACTGTTCTTGAACAGCTTCATTTACAAGAGTCTTTTCTTGTCCAACCCTCATTTCATATGAAGGTGAACCGGGCTTATAGTATGCCTCCCAAGGGTCAAACGAATCCTCGCCCAACTCTTGAGACTCTGGCTTACTTTCAGCCTTGTTGCCACTTAAGGTATTTCTCATTGCCTCAACAACGTCTGGTCTTTTTTCAAGAACCTGACCTAGTTGTTGGTATTTGCGTAGCTCCTGAACTTCATTATTAAGCTTTTCGTTTTCCGCTGTTCTCTTGTCATACATTGACTGGAACTTCTTAGCATCGTCAATAGGTTCTCCCGCTGCTTCTTGCACAGGAGAGCCACCTACTTGTTCTGGCTCAACAACTTGTTCTAAAACTTCACCTTCAACACCTTCAATAGTGCCAACGTCTCCGTTCATAGTATCTTCCATATTATTCCTCGATTTTCTTTTATTATTAGCATCACCTTTTACAGATGTCTATAAAAGCAGAACCGTGGAAATGTAACCACTATTTCTGTTTTCATTAGCTTACAGCTTGCGTCTCTGAATCAACAATTCTTTTTAGATTATCAACCTGAACCTTGCTTTTAAACTTGGTATCATTTTGAAGCTCATTAAGCCTGCTTTTGAACTTCTCAGTTTCCGCCCTCTTTCTAGAGTTAAGCGTTTCACGCTCTGATGTCTGGAGGTCTCCACTAAGTTTCTTAACTTGCTCTTCTAATTGTTTTACATAAGACTGCATTTGAGCCATTTGACCCTTTCTCTGTAAGACACCTTCTTTGTCAAAGATTTCTGATTTCTTCAGAACCTCGACATCATCTACCAGATTCATTTGATACGCTTCTAGATACATCTGATACTCAGCTATTCTATTAGAAGGTAATGTTGAACCTGATATAATTCTCACGTCATAATGCCCAACGGTGATATCGTTTAATATGGCATTAATTTCATTACTGCTATCGTCATACATATTAACCGTAAACTCCGTAATGTCGTTATTCGGTTGTACAATTCTAACTGTCTTTGCGTAAGTATAATGACTTTTGGATAGGTTGTATATACTCTTACCTAACCTTGTTAAACTTCCTTCGATATCCCTAAGCTTAGACTTACCACGAGTCTCACCCATTTCAGCAAGTAAAGCAGTTCCACGAACCGTTTCGGGAGCTCCTTCTTTAAAACCTTGCATTAGTTCTGGGATACCAAAACTTAAATCTATATAATGTTCTATTCGACCAATTAAATTATAAAATTCTCCAGACAATGATTGTGGGGCAGGAAAGTGCGGTGCACCGAACTCTGGATTATAAGGTATTACAGCATTAGGTCTAGCCCAATCCTGTTCCAACTGCCCCAAATCATCTACGCTTCCTTCTGGAACCAGCAGTTTAAGACCGGCAGAAGCTTGAGCGTGCGAGAGAGTAAGAGAGAAAAGCTTGTTTAAAAGTCTTTGAGAATCCTGTACTTTGGATATGTCAGACTTTGGATACGGAGTTCCAGTCCATATATTAGGAACTGGAATAATCGGATATATATCTGTGTTTAAAATTTGTTCATATAATAAAAGTTCTCCCACTGTGCATGTAACTTTAATTCTTGTTTGAACAACCTCTACAATCTCTATTAACTCAGCTTTAATTAACAACTGAGCTTGCTCATTGCTTAAAAACTCTTCATACTTTTCAGAGTCTAATATAGCCTCAGAGCCATCTTGCTTGTTAAATACTCTATAAAATGGAACTTTTACTTTTGAAAACCTTTCTAGTATCCTATATTTATCTACTCTATTGTATTGAGAATTATAAACATTGTCTGGAGTAAATGAATTTGAGCTATTTCTTTTTCCAGAAGAAGGATAGTCTTCTTCATCATAGTAAGACTCTAAGTCTTCCAACATTGATTCAACCTGAGGATACATATTAACTAGTTGGTCTTCTGTTAATATCGTAGACATTATAATACCTGAAGCATCATCTGCATATCTATGCCTAGATGCCGGGTCTACATAAACACGGAATGGGTCAAGGTATGTAAATTTTACCTCACCTCTTCCATAGTCTGCCTCTGGGTCTATATATGCATAAAAGTACCCCATCCCAGCAGTTGCGTAATCATGGACTGCCTGCTTGAATTGTATATCACCATCTGATATATCCCATATATATTCAAGTAAAGTTCTCCAAACTTTAGACATTTTACTGTCTGAATCTTCTCTACCTACAGCACTATACTTAGGAGTTCTTGATGTTAATAAAGACTTTAGTTTTTCTATAGCACCGTAAACACGGTCTATTACAAAGTCTCCCTGCCCTACTGCACGTAATGCATCGGACTCTTCTTGTGAATAATGATTACCTAAAAAGAAATCTACGGAATCCCTAGCCTCTAAGTCCCAATCAGCTCTTGCATCCCTCCACATTCTCCAAAGCTGTCTATTAACCTCAGAGTGCTTTACCTCATTCTTTTCTAACTCTCGTATACTAGAAATAATTATACCTATAGTTTATATATATTAATTTATAACAAAAAGTTTAATTATACAAGGGGTTTTTATAGTTTTTGTCCAGTAACCCAAGAGATAACACGTTTTGCACTTTGCATCTTAGGCTTTTTTATATTATTTTCAAGAAACTCAGATGCTTCAAACTTTTTACTAACTGGAGGTCTCGCCTTATTTATTGCATACCAAAGCCCATCAAGTATGTCATCGTTCCTTCCTTTTGGAAATTGAAACATTTCATCGACCAATGTAGTATGTTTCCTTTTTATAAACATCTTGCCTCTATTAACTATTGGAGCTATTAAGGACTCTAGCCTATCTTCTTTTTTTATTCCAGATGGAGGTCTAACTCCTAACGCTATACCGGGGGCCACCTTCCTGTCTTGTCCAGTCATCTTATTAACTGCGTCCTTCACTATACCCTGAGCACCAACATGTTCAACATTTACACGCTTTACAGGAGAGTATTCTCTAGCGTACTCAAATATTTGGTCTGGCATATCGTATAATGGTATATGTTCACGCATATAGTCAATAACATATATATTTCTATCACTATCTATTCCTATTACCATTATTATTTGGAAATCGCTTGATTGAGTAGCTTCGTAAGCTAAATCAACTCCTATATACACATTTACGGGAATAGCTTCTTTACTATTAACTATGTAGCAATATCCATCACGACTTTCAAATTCATGGTCATAGTACTCTAATCTATCTGTTTTAAACTTAGCATTTTGTAAATCCCTAGCCTCATTTAAATATTCTTGTGCAAATTTATGAGATAGTCCTACATCTTCAAATCTACTTCTTATATCATCTAGTTTTTCTTTAGAAAAATAACTAGGCCAAAGTACGTCACCATTATCACTAATAGCTTTATGATACATCACGTCCCATGCGTATTTACGATTATCTCTTGAAGCTTCTGTGTATCCATCATATATACTTTGTAAGAACGAATCATAATGAACTATAGTCCCAATTAACCATATGGAGCCCTCGTTTCCTGCAGAGTTTTCAAGAGCTGGTTCAACAGTAGACATAACCCACTCTTTAATCTCTTTTCTTCTGGCTGGAGTCTTGGTATTTAACTCAGATTCAAAGTCGTCAAGAACAATCTTAGTATATCTAAGACCTAATTGAGAACGACCACGTAATCTTTGAGATGTCCCCTTTGCGATAACCCTATCACCCTTACTAGTAGTAAACTCCTTTTCAGTCCATTTAGTTCCTTGTATATCACCGAAGTAGTAGTTAAGAGCTGGGTTAATCTCTATATGGTTTTGCATATACTTTATATGGTCAATAGCTTGAGATTGTTCTTCGGCTACCCATGCTATAAATTCTTTTTTACCCTCTGGATTAAAATAAAGATGATATAAAAGAGCTGTCTTAGCCATTGTGGATTTGCTATGCCCACGTGGAAGAATAATACAGTTTCTTTTTTTATCTGGGTCTAGTAATAGATTATTTAACTCATAGTGATATGGTGCCGGAGTAGACTTCATAAAGTCTTCTGGCAAAAAAAGCTGCCCAAATGCAACTATATCTTTTTTAGCTAGTTCTAAGACACGTTCTTTTTCAGATACGTTATTCTTATTTATGTTTATTTTCTTAGCTTTTGACATTCTTCGGATAACCAATCCTTTTTTGGAACCATTTCAAATACCTTGTTGTATTGCAATAAGGCGGGCCCTATGGTATACATCCAAGCTTCAATATCCTCATCATCGTTATAAGCGTTTACTATTCGCCTTTCATATAATCCAGTGCTTATACCTTCATATATATCATATCCCATTATGTCACCTCTATCAACGTCCATAACCTCTACAACCATGTCTTTAGCATCGTCATTAATTAATGCAGCAGGGTAACTCCTGTGACCGGGAAACACTAAGCTGTATCCATCCACTTTCCAAGTGTCACGCTTACCATTCCTAAGAGTTCCGTATACTGCTAGTTTATTCGTCCTCATCAAAGTCTTTTCTATATTCCCAATAATCTTTCAAATCACCCATATATCCTGTATCAAAATACGGAGAGTAAACTTGATGCTCATAAAATAAATCATATATTTCATTAGCAATAGTTTCCCTACATATTTCATCATCTAGGTTCATTTCAATCTCATCAGCATGTTCTAAGACCTCTAAGCATACTTCAAATAAGTTCACTTTTCTATTTCCTTTTTAGCACTTGCTAGTTTCTTGACATTATTATTACCTATAGCATCAAGCTGTTCTGGAGAAAACCCCTGAAATAACGTTACAGATTCTGACTTCTTCTCTGTATCACGCATTCCCGCTATTGCAACAAGCTCCTTTAACACAGAAACCTTGTCACTATCCCTAGCCAAATCAGACTCAATGATATCTTTCATTCTTTCTAGTATGTAAAGAGGCGTTATGTCCGCCTCATTCATTACCTTTTCTATTTCTTCACGTATCAAACTCTGTACCCTTTTTGTGCTCATTAATAAATTAGCTTCACTTTTTGCATAGTCCATGCTTTTAGCAGGGTATACCTTCATAAAAGCGTCTACTGTATCATCACCCTTTGCTACATACTTTGCAAACAAAAACTCTTTATTAGTGGGCTTTTTCCTTTCTTTTACTATTTGGTATGATGTTTTATCTGTTGCACCAAATGTGTAAATGTTTTTACGCATATCGCCTTCCATCGAATTACTTTTTTTGCATACGAATGAGCCAATAATTGTTCTAATGTAGTATTTGTAAATATTTTCACTATTACTTCCATTCTTTAGTCCTCCTTTTTTTAAAACCATACATATTTGACCATCATCACATAGCACCCAATCATCTTCATTCCCATTTCTCCAATCCGTTACTAAAGGAGTATTAGGCATGTAGTGGTTAAATTCTTTTTTATCTTCAAAGAGTACGTGCTCTTTCTTTTTTATCGTTCTGGTTTTCACTTCGCCCTTAAAACTTTTCCATCAACCGTGCTTACTCCATCAACAATCTGATGAATAGTCACGTTAAAGTTTCCATTATTGTGAAAGTCTACTATTGCAAAGGCATGTTGCCAGTTATGTCTTCTGTTGGCAAGCCACTCATTAGCCTCAGAGCTCATATCTTTTAAACATCCTATAGACCAAGCTGACTTCACTCCATCAATGTGCGTAACAGAGCTTTGCTGGATGTCATGATGATGACCATACATAACATTACCACCGAGCCTAATAAGATGATTGCGAGTATGATTAATTCCTGCAAAATGGTGCCCATGATAAAAATGTATTTTACCAATCTTAAGCATCTTTCCGATTCTATGGTACTTATAACCACGCTCTTTAAGCTTGAGAGCATATTCAACGAGCATTTCCTTAGCCAAGTATGGATTTTCTTCAACGAATCTATTAAGCCAATCTTCATGGTTCCCCTCACAAAAGTGTCTTTCTTTAGTCCCTGCTTTATCGAGAGACTTGTCTATTATGTCCATTCCTTTATTAACAGCTTTTATCTCCTTATGTACAAATGGAAGCTGATACTCTAAGGGTGGTCTCTTTTTCTTTTTCCATTGCCAGTGAGATACGGATTCCCATTCACCCGTATCCCCTAAGTCTATGTATATATCTGGTTTTACAAGTTCTATAGCCTTGCATAGAACCTTTATTGCTTTCTTGTCCTCAAATGGGAAATGTTTATCTGGTGTGACAATAGCTCTTTTCACTTTATTACTTCCTTTATTATTTTAATCATACAAATAACGAACAACGCCTCAATAAAGAAGTAGAGCTTTCCTGAAATCATAGCCAACACAGCTACTGCAGCTCTCATTACTTAACTCCCGATTGTTTCCAAAGCAACTCACCAACACCCAATTGTAGTAAACCATTTGATATTGTGTCAATATAATGCTCATCCTGCTCTTCAAAGCCAGCATTTGTTAGAATAGCATGCAATGTCTCATGAATCAGTGTTTCTTTCTTCCTAGAGTCAGTAGCACTGTTATTTATTGATATCGTACAACTCTTAGAGTCATGAAAACCAAATAGTACATTACCCTTTACCTTCATCAACTTTTCTGTTTTTAGCATTACCCTATACTCATGTCCGCCTATATTCATATTCTCTCCTTATAACTTTTTAAATAACTTAGCTGACTCTCTCGTTTTATCATCAGCTATACCCGGTACAACAATAGATTCGAAATAATCACAACCACTCTCAACAATACAGTCCTTATCACTCATAGTGGAATCAATAAAGAATTTAATTCTACCATTCTTCTTAACAACCATGCATCCTATACATTTACCAGAATTCCAATTAGAACAGTGTTGCATTGCAATGTTTCGTATATTTGCCATAATCTTACTATAAATATATTAATAAAGGATATAACGGTGCAAGTCTTTTTTTTAATAATAAATATAATTATTTTTAATAAACACTTGTATAATTAACATTTCCTTTGTAAATTATATGGCTAACGAAGCCAGAAGTTACTAAGTTTACTAAGTAAAAACAAATAAAACATAATACTAACGTATTATGCAAAAGAATTAGGATGAATGGTAAAGGTGATAAGGATAGGACTTCCGATAAGGAAAAATATAGGAAGAACTATGAAAAGATATTTAAGAAGTCAAAGAAAGCTATAAAGGTTTTATCTTTACTGTTTGTCTTGCAGACTCCCGATACAGAGCTTGATAGCATATGGGATGACCAAGAGTGGGTAGAAATAGAGAATGTAGCCAAGGAAGANATACAACACGTAGATAACGTCACTGCAGTGGCTGGTGTACGGGGTGACGAAGCANAAAGAGAGATACTTAAATACTTGTATTATAAGAAAAGTAGTAAAACACGTCTAAAATCGTCAAAACGGTTACAAAACAACCAAATGCGATAGTATACCCGTATATTACATTTTAAAGCCATATAGATACAAAATACAGCCAAATAGAGGTATTGCTATACTACACACTTGCACATCTTAAAAAAATTTTACAATATATTCGCAAAACACTTGTTTACACTACCCTAGGTTAAGTAAATTAAAGTAATCAAAAGGTTGAAAAAATGAAGACTAGACTAGATAAGGCAATGAACAATGAATGGAGTGACGATAGTAACTACGATAATATCAATAAATCCATCGAATTAGCTAAAAATATTAATATAATAGACATAATAGACCCTACTAGTAAAACTAGGCACGATTTAGCAGAAATAGTAAGTAGGCTAAAAAATGCAGAAAACCTAGAAATCATAGATATACAGGACTTTACAGGGAATATACACTCCTATTCCTAAAAAATAGCCTTAGATTGCGTGTGAGCCTTATATGCGTGATACCCCCGCCCCCCTTTTCCGTTCGAAATTTCGAATCTATGTTCGATTTCTCGAATGGTCATTCGAAAAGTAGAATAAATTTCCTATAGCGATAATTAACGAGAATTCCTAGCACTCTTTTTTTAGCTGTGATGTACGTCACACTACAAAAGAAAACACTTG